TTGAAGGTTATTCTTGTTATAATAATTTTATTATATGCATTTTTATTAAAATTATTATAATTTAGAATCTTCCCTGCTAATTGTCCAATATTGTTAATTTTTAAAACATTCACACTCACCGTTTCCAGTCATGTTGTAGTTTAACAATCTCTAAGGATTTTTTAGCAATTCAAGAAATTTTCAGCATATATCACTATATGCAGGAGCTATAAATTAACCCACATGGTTGACCATATCCATTGCATTTGTCAGTTCATTTGTCTTTTGAGTCATGCCATTTACTTCTACTTGCATTTCTCTTAGTGGACTTAAGTTAAATCCTGCTAACATAGATACAACACCTTTTGTTGCACTATCAGCAGTCATCTCACCAACATTTGCTAACATCATAGTCTGCTTTGCAATTTCTATTGCTTCTTCCATACGATACCCACCTGATTGGATAGTATCAGCTATGGAATTTATAACATCTGAACTTGCCATACCAACTTCTTTAGAAACTTGTATAGCCTTAGATTTTATTTCATCTAACTTATCAATTGTATTGATATCGATAGGGTCAGCAACTTTTCTAATGTTTGCCATAGCAGAATCTAAATCTATTACTATCTGCTTAACACTATATAAAGCATTTTGCACTCCATCAAAAATTAAATCACCTAATTGATATGTTCTCATATTAGTGTATAAATCTTCAAAGAAATTATACTTATTACTTGATCTAACCAAACCATCCATTTGGTTTCTAGCTTGTTTTAACTGAGCTGTTAATTCTTTAGCACCTTGACTAAAGGAATCTTTATCCATTACACTAGCTAATCTTCTTGCAGAAGATTCTATTGCTTCAAAAGATGCTCTATCTAAAACACCACTAAAATCATTCTTAAACTTAGCAATAGAGTCATTAATTTTACCCATCTCTATTTGTTTATTAGATTGGAAAATTCTATTATCTATTCCTTTTTCCAAATGAGATAGTAAATCTTTTGCTTGAGCTAATTGAGTATTTAATTGCCTAACATCACTTATTGTTCCATCAAGACTTGTTGTAGATAATTTTGTAAAGTAATTTTCAACAAGAGATAAAGAAGCTTTATCTACAAACTCACTATTTCTTAGTTCCTTTGTTGAAGCTAAAAGTTTTTCTGCTTCACTTCTTATCTTACTTATAGACTGTGTAACCTCTCTACTTTGAGCAGTTACCTTACCTTCCTCAAATAATTCTATATTATCTATATGATCTTGGCTTTTTATTTGACTTCTAATTTCTTTAAGTTTATCTTTTACTTTTTCTAAATCTGAATTTAATTTATTATACTCAGAAGTATCAACAGCTTTAGATATAGCCTTTTCAAATCTTAACTGTTCATTGTATAAATCCTTATACTTAGATACCAACTCATTTTGAAGTTTATTAAACTCCTTATAAGTAGAAGTTTGTATTTTTTGACCAACACCTGCCATGCCTAATTCTAAGGTATTGCCATAGTGCTTTTCAATATTGGCAACTTCTTTTAAAGCCTTTTCTTTGTACTTTAAGGCTTCGATAGTTTTATTATGAGCTTTTAGTTCTTTTTCAAGTCTATTTAAATTAGAAGTGTGAGCCTGAGCATTTACAGTTTCACCTTTTTGGTTGTAATTTGCTATCTTAATTTTTTCATCAGTTATACTCTTATATAATCTATCATACTCATCAACAAATTCTTTCAATGCTTTTGCATCTTCTTTAAGTTGATTTTTAGCTACCTTGTCAGATAACTTACCTGCATGAATATTAAAATCAAGAGATATATCTTTGTCTATACTACTAAGTCTATCTTTAAATAAAGTATCTAAACCTTTATCATTTATTTGATTTAAAATATCAGCTTTTAACTTTTGATATCTATCAATAACTTTTTCTATAGCTTGTGCAGTAGTATTATCATCATTAATAACCGCAGTTAGATATTGCTTTTCTGCTTGAGAAACAAGTTTGGCATATTTTTCATATACATCAACAACAGAAGACTGTTCCTTCTCAACTAACTTAGCAATTTTTTCTCGTTCTTTTGCTATCTTATTAAGAATATCTTCTTCGCTTTTTCCTGTTTCCTTAGCGACCTTATCAATATTCTTAGCTTTAGCAAGTTCATCATTTGCATTAATTTGACTTTGTAAACTATCTATGCGACTAAGAGCATTAGCATAATCATTATAAGCCTTTATGCTTTCTCTTATCTCCTGTTGTTCAAGGTTTAAATCATCTATCCTAGATTGAGCAAACTTAACTGTTGCCCCATCTTCTTGAGCAGTAAACATCTCTTTCTTTAATTTAGAAAGTTCAGTAGCATTTTTTCTATATTCTGCTAAAAGTTTACTTATAGCTTGATTTTCCTGTTTTAAATTTTCTCTTTCTAAACTATCTGCAACCTTACCGTCAACTTCACCTAACCTATTAACTCTAATGGCATCTATCTCATCCATCTGAGCTTTTAAAACATCACCTAAGCTATTTGATTTTATTTTTGATATAGTTTCTTCATGTTGCTTATATAAACCTTCTAAAGTCCTCTCAAGAGCATCTGCTGAATGTGTACTATCATTTGCAAATGCTTTTACAAGTTCTCCTTCTTTAGAAGTGATAGCTTTAGATATATTTTTATATTCATTAATTAAAGATTTCTGTAAATTCTCATTATCTTTAACAAGTTTATCTCTTAACTTATCATCTACTTTTGCAATATTTTCAGATAATAGTAAACCACTATCAACATCAATTTTAGCAAATGCTTCTCTAAGTTCAGAAGAAAAATTATCAAAATCTATACCTTTAATAAAATCAGAAGTACGTTGCTTATATTCATCTAAAGTATTTTTATATGCTTCATATTGATCCATATTACCTTTAGATAGAGCTTCTAAAACTTTTGATTCTTGTTTAGCAAGATTTTTAGCTAATTTATCATAGACAGAAATTAAGGCTTTTTCTTTTTGACTATTTTGTTTTCCTATCTTGTCACTTAAAGAGCCTTCAAACTCATTGACAGTTAAATTATTTCTTTTATCTATTGCATTTATCTTATCGTAGAAATCAGAAGTAAAATTACCTCTATTTATTTCATCAAGAAGGCTATCCTTTTGTGCCTTCCAATATTTTATACTTTCTTGAAGACCCTTTGCCTTTTCAGTAGAATCCTCAGATAAAGCTTTTATATATTGATTTTGCTTATCAGTTAAAGTTTTAGTAACTTGTTCATAACCTTTAGCTACAATATCTTGATGCTTAAGCATATCCTCCCAATATTGTTTTTGCTTATTTTGGATATCCCTTAACTCTTGATCCCTTTTAGCACTTTCTTCTTTGGCTAATTTTTCTTCTGCTTTTTTGTCTGCCAGTTGCTGTTGAAGTTTATTTCTATTCTCTAAGTAAGAATTATGAAGCTCAGTGTTCTTCCTAGATTTTTCCTCTATCTCAGCAACACTCTTCATAGCATTTTTATAAGAAGTTAAAGCACTAGCATTTTTCTGTAGTTCTTCTTGTTTTTTATTAAGTAAATTAATTTCAGTTTGTAAATCACTTGCATAGTCAAACTGACCTTTACTTAAAGCAGTTTCCATCTTTTTATTTAATGATTCTATTTCATTGATGTTCTGCTTGTATTCTTTTATAAATTTACTTAAATCACTATCTTGGGTTTTTTTATCCCTCTTCTCATCTATTTTAGCTTGGAATAGATTTTTAGCATCATCCATAGCTTCTACAATATCAGTAGCTTTTTTCTTAAGTTCAGCTCTAGCTTTTAAGTCATCAGGGAATATATCTTTTACAGCTTCATTTAAATACTTTGATAATTCACCTTTTGCCTTTTTTACATCTGAGATTAAAGTTTGTGTATATTCCCCCACCAAACCTTCATCTTTGGCTTTACTTATCTCTTTATTTAATTTTAAAATCTTATTAGCAAAAGTTTCGATTTTTTCTATATATTGCTTTTGCTGTTTTTCTAAAACTCCACTATCATACTGTGAAGTAGAAAAATCTTGAATTTTTTTATTTAAAGCATCTATTCTAGAAAACTCTGAATTTAATTTATCTGCAAATGGAGAAGCACCTATATCCTCAACCATTTTCTTCTTAAGATTTTTAAAATCTTTAATTATAGATTCATAGTGAGCAATACCACCTAAATCACCTTCAGACATTGCCTTATGTAAATCTATACTATATTTTCTTATATTATCTGAAACAGATTTATACTGTTTTTCCATTTTATTTAGGTAAGTTTCCGTATTAGCAGTTAATTTACCTAATTTACTTCCATCTGTAAAAATAGTTTCAGTTAAATCTGTCCAATCATTCCATTTACTTCTTATAACCTGTGATATACCATCTTGTACATCAAGGTATTTTGTAGCACTCTTTATTTGAGCATCTGCCATTTTTCCTAATGACTCATTTAATTCCTTTGAGCCTTTTTCTATACTCTTAGCAAGTTGGCTAGAAGATACTCCAAACTTTTTATCTACTTCATTAGAAATATCATCTAAATTACCTACAACTTTTCTAGTAGGATTTTTACTAATAAGTGCATTTTGAGCTTCCTTACTAAGTTTATTAAACTCTGCAAGAGTTGAGTTTAATGTTTCAAATCTATCTAGTGATTTAGTGTCTATATTAAAAGCTCTTCCTAAATCAGTTAAAGACTCTGCTAACTGGTCAAACATAGCTATGTTTTTTACACTTAGCTTTGTATTTATAATTCTTTCTATAGAGTTCATAGATTCTCTTAAATCACGAATAACCGAACTATCTATATCAAATATATCTTCAAATCTATTTCTAATATCAGAAAAATCAAGTTTATGCAATGCACTTAAATCAACTTTATTTGGATCAAGTCTTAAACCTATTGAAATAGGCTGTAAATCAATTTTTTCAATTGCTTTGTTTAAATCCCTACTTGATTCCATAGCATCAAGTTCAAGTGCAACCCTGACCTTTAATACATCTGACATTCCATCTCCCCCTTCAAAAATATTATTTAATGTCATCTTCACCTGACATCTTAAATAATGTTATTTTCAGGTGAGAAATTTTTAACAAATAAAAATAAAGTAGATAAATAATATCTATTACTCTTTAACTAACAACTTCCCAACCTCTTCCTTTAAGTTGACTTCCTAGTTTATTTATAAATATACCTCTATAACCTTGGGAATGCCAATCTCTTGTAAAGGCTTGGTTAATGTTTCTAGGGTTTCCTGTAAACCTATTTTCCCAAGTAGTACCTTCATCAATCCATATCCAAGGATATACACCTTTACCTCTTGTGCTTCCCCAAAGACTTTTATGTTTATACTTATATCCTTGAGTAAGTTCAATATCATCATATAATTTAAATCCTCTTCCACCTGTTACCCCACTAACTCTAACAGCAAAGTTATTTGTATCCTTTAAAGTATACTGTCTTGGTGGAAAACCATCATTTGGATTTCTAGGAGCATAATACACAGCTCTACTAGCAGACTCTGAATAAGCTTTTTTAAGAAATCCTGAAGGTGAATTTAGACTATCATTGTTTAAAATATCTTCAATATCATTTCCTAGTTTAGTAACTATCTCTCCAACAATATTGTATAAAGCATAGTAACTACTATCACTTATTTTCATCTTTGCCATAAACTAATACCACCTAAAATAAATTTTAGTTAATTTTCTTTTTTCTTCCTCTTTTAGGAGCTTCTTCAGATACTTTTTCTATTTTATTTTGTATATCTTCTATTACACTATTTTTAGATACCATTGATAAATTTGAACTTTGTATCATTAACATTTCATTTATAGTTTCTTGTATTATTTCTCCTAAATGATAAAATACCTCTGTTAATTGTGTATTTGGATTTTCTATTATCGCATCTATATTCGCAGTATCTATCTCTATATTAGTTAATAAAGGTAATAAATGAACTAATATATCTTTTGGCTCAATAGTTACTTCACTTTCATTTTCATTTATTCTATCCATTAAAAATTCCATTAACTTAATTTTTTCTTCATTATTAGGATTTTTAACTATTATTATTTCCTTTTCTCCTTCTAGGTTACTGAAAATTATTTTTCTTCTTATTTCATTTTTTATTAAACTACTTAATTTTATAGTCATAGCAATTCTCTCTCCCATCTTTAATATAAAAAATTCTACATTTAATAATCATTAATTTGCTCCCTAATAAATTTATTAGGGAGCTGTTATCTAGTTTTTGGAGGTAAACCAAAATAACAAAAACCAAGTGTAAACAATCTTGTATGCTTATTAAACATACAATTTCTCATATTAAAATAAGAAGAGAAGATTTCTCTCCCCTTCTTAAAATAAATTATTTTCTTTTCACTTCTTTAACAACAACAGCTTCATCTTCAGAAGGTAACATTAATAATTCTATCATATTGTTATCTTCATCAACCATTAAGTCAAAAGTTGCAGAGAAGCTAGATACGTTTTCTGCACTCATTGTTAATTCAGCATTAGTTTGAGGTTTAGCATTGAATATTCTTAATTGGAATAATTCATCTTCATTAAACTCATTTCTTATTGCTGTTATACCTTCTATTTTGAAAGCCTCTGAGTTTACTGCATCTGTTACAGATATTTTAGTAGCATTAGGAACTTCAACTAAATAGTATATAGCTATTTTATCATTTACTGTAGGAGCATCCCCACCAGTGTAAGTTAAAGCCATGTCATCTACTTCAGGAACAGTAACTACTTCTTTCTTATGTTCCTTACCATCTCTTCCTAATACGAAAGTAGATATAGAACCTACTACTGGTTTTTCAGGTAAAGTTATTTTTCCTGCTTCATCAACTGTTCCAACATATCTCTTAGCAAATTTACCTGCTTCTTTAGATACTTTTCCACCTAATATTAAAGCAAGATATTTTATTTCAAATATTTCTGTTTCCATTGTGAAAGTACCAGTTTTAGCACCATCAAATGTTATTTTGTTCATTCCTTTTGCTTTTGCAAATACTGGCTCTGAACTTATAGATAAAGAACAAGAGTTTAAGTAATCTGCATATAAAAATGGTTTGTTTGTTGCTCTTGATGTTATTAAAACATTACAAGCATCTTTTAATGCGAATGCCATATTGCATTTCCCCCTTATTAATTAAATTTATTATATTTTAAAAACATTGTTATAAATCAATGCCTTTTTTTATTTTACTTTGAATACCCCAGTGCTTAACTTCACTTTCCATTTTAAATTGACCTGAAGTTCTGTACATCATATACTCATCATATCCCATTTTGTTCATAAGGGTAGTATATGAATTAACCAACTGGTAGTAGGTTAAGTTGTAAACCTTCTCATAGTCTATAACTGAGTTAGAGTGAACAACAAAATTTACTATATCTAAAAATGTAATAGCATTTTTCTTTTCTTTTTCAGCTCTATACTTTTGCATTTTTTCCCAAAGCTTTTGTCTATAGTCATCAGCATATTTTCTTTTATTTTCCTGCTTTTTAGGTTTTTCCATACAAAGCATATTTAGGACAACATCAGCAAGGTATGTAAAATTATCCCTATCAATTAATATAGACTTTGATACAAATATACGTTGACCGTATGTATCTAATTGAATATCATCTGTTTTATACAATATAGATAAAGAGGTTATAAGTTTATCTACCATTACTCCTTTGTCCACAAAGAAAAGGTCAAAATCCTTTAATGTTTTTAGAAGTTCTTTAATTTTTTCACCTTCTCCAAAATCAACAACATCAACTCTTGCACAAAAAGGCTGTGCAAATTCTTCAATGGTTATATCTTTCTCCATGAAATCAAATAATCTTGGTTGATGTATTTCTCCTAGATTGTGATTTAACTTAACTGGCAAACCAGTCATAAAATAATACTCAGAAGGTAACATTATCTTCTCACCTTTAAAGTAGGGAATCCTTGTACTTCAACAAATAAATAATACCCTGAGTATTCTACAGGAAGTCCTTGTATATCTGAAACACCAGTAACTACACACTTTCCAACACCACTTATCTTTTGCTCATCTAATGCTTCTTCTATAGCTGTAATAATAGAAATATCCCTTGTTCCATAAATTGTTTTTGCACAATCATCATGAACAATAACCATAATTTCTATCTCAATTACCTTCATTACTTCTGAGCTTTTTCTAAGTGGGGCATAATTTAAAACTCTAGTGCATACATAAGCTCCACTTTTGTGTAAAATTTCAGGAACTCTTCTTCCTGTGAAAATATTTATATCTATTAGTTTATTTGCAGTAGGTTTCTCTTTTTCAAGAAATTTATCATTCTCTCCATTTTGTGTATAATATAAAAACTTACACAAATCTTCGCTTCCCATCATTTGAGCTGTTACTTCTGATAAACACCTATTTGCAAAACCATAAGCTTGAACCATATTCTCTCACCTCTAGAAATAACCTTTTATGGTTATATCTTTAGTAGCAATACAACTACCTTCACTTTCAATAGATAATGTAAATGTATGTCCTATAAATTTACTATTATCTGAAACAGATATTGTACAAACTCCATCATCAAATGAAGTTATCTTACAACTATCATCCTCAACAATCCAAAGTGCATTTGGAATATTAGTATAATAAGTTTCTTCTGTTCCTAGATATATGTAGTCTTCACCCTCTATTTCAGGAGAAGGGTTTATATCTTCTTCATCATTAACATTACTATTATCCTCAACAATAGTAGAGTTGTAAGCTATATTATTTACAGTATCATCAAGAGGTATAATAGCAGTTTGTAATCCTATACATGCTAATAATCCTTCTTGAGAGAAATTATCTATATGAGTAAATCTAAATACTGTTTTATTTGTAAGCATTATTCTAGTTCCTAAATCCATACTTCTAGTAATAGGACTTGAGCCAATTTTTATATTACGTTTTGCATCTGCTTTACTTAAAAACTTTCCATCAGCTAAACCATCACTATAAAGAGTTAGGTTTGTAACACTTACTGGTATGTCATAGATAATATCATTTTGTTTATATCTAAATATTTGATTGCAACGTTTCATAACAAATGTTTTGTGAGTGGGGAATCCATTAACCTCTTGATAAACAAGTAGCCAGTTAATTCCTTGCCACTTTACATAGCACCCAACATCTATTTCTTCTTCAATATCAACATGAATATACTTGTCATCTAATGCTCTTTGGTCATTTAATGTAACATCAGTTATCATTGCCATAATATACCTTGTAACATTTGTGACACATACCTCATCAGGAACTGTGGCTTGAACTTCAAAGCAAGTTGGACTTTCTTGCAAAGTTTTCCTAAAATTCCTTATTCCTTCATTAATAGCTATTTCCTTGCTATTTGAACCTGAACGTTGTGTCCTTCTTTTAAAGCTACTTAAAGATTTCATTAATCTAATCCTCTAAACTCCCTCATTGCATATCTTTGCTTGAACTTTTGAAGCTCTTGTCTTGTTGCTGTTTGAAGTTGTAATAAAACCTTTAGCATGTTTGCATTAGATAATTGCTTAAAATCTCTGTCATTCATCATTTGACGAAGATTTTCTTCTCTATGTATTTTTGGACTTAACCAAAATAATTTCATACTTAAAGCTAGTATATATATCTCCTCAAGGGTTAAATCAGCTTCTATTGAGCCTTCACTTAAAATCTTTACCTTTATTCTATCTTTTGGGTTAGATTTAATTTCTATCTTTAACTCACAAAGTGATTTATCATACTGTATTGAATAATCAACGTTCTCTTTTAGTTTTTTCATACCATCTCTCACTGTTATAATTGTAAATTCATCCAACAGTGTATTTATAGAGAAAGACCCACTACGAGAGAACTCATGCTCACTCACAAATGGTTTATTTATCGTAAGGTCTTTTTTACATTCTCTAAACTCCACTGTTGCATTTTCTAGATAATCAATTAATATATCCTCTAAGTCTTCATCTTTTAATAAACTTAGTTCAATATCATCTATCTGAGATAAAAACTTATTGTAAATTGTATCTAGTTGAGTAGCCACAGCAAATCACTCCTTTTATATTATTGGCTTATATATCAGCAAATAAATCTTCCATACCTAATTTATCTTGTATAAATTCCATCTTATATCTACTATCAAATTTTCCTGTTTGATATAATAAAACAGACCTATGAGCTAACTGAATTAATAACTTTCTATTCATTTTCTTAGCTATCTTTTCAAACTCATCTCTAGACTTATTTATTATTAAGTTATCAAAGAACTCTTCGCTATATAAATCACCATTATTTTCTAATTCATCACTAACTATATTATATAAATCTGCTATCCCTAGATAATTTAAAACATCTGATATTTCTATCACATCTTCAAATTCAACTTCAGGATAAACATCAACTATCATTATGCAATAATTTTTAAAAACTATTCTACTTCTATTTTTCATTGCTTCTAATAGTTCAATTGTTACAACTTCTGTATCTCCAAACTCTAACATATTTATTTCCATATTAGTTTTTGGACATTTATAATAGAAACCACCTTGAGTATTGTTCATTATTAATACCTCTGTGTCTCTAGTCAACATTTTTCTAAGCTCTCTAAAGCTTTTTGGTTTCTTAGTAACTTCAACTGTTTCAACAGTTTCTTTTTTAGTTGTTTTTCTTGTAGTTGTTTTTTTTGTAGTTGTCATTTCAAATCTCCCTCCTCTTATTTAAAAACCCCCACCAAAAGGCAGGGGTATATAAGTTAAAATTAAACTATTGAGTGATACACTCCGTAGTAAGAAGCCTTAACTACACCAAGTTGAACTTTTCTTGTAATTAAGTATTCCATTTGTTGATCCATTCTAGTTGCAGGGTCATTTATTTCTGATATATAAGCATCCCCTTCAAATCCTAGTTTTATCATCTTAGTACCTTGAGGAACTATAAATAACATATCAGCAGATAATGCGAAGTCTCCTTTTTGGTCTAAAGTTTGAGGTATTTCAACAACAGGAGTTCCTTGTAATACAGTAACATAACCATGATTTCTTATGTCATCTTTATCTGCAACTGCCATTGTTGCTATTTCACCTTTTCTTAATTTAGCTAATGCTTTTTTAGTTCCGAATATAGCAACTTTTTCACCAGTTTTAGCTTCTACTCTAGCAACTAAGTCCATTAATTTTTCTTCATCATAAGAACCTGATTGAACATACTTAGTATCTAAACCATTATAAGCACTTTCGATTTGCTTAACTATTAATTCAGCAACTTTGTTATCCATAGATTTTGCAACTCTATTTACTAAATCTTGCCAATCTATTTTACCCATCATGAAATCTAAAAATTCAGCATAGATTTTAACTCCCATAGGGAATCCTGTCATTGCAAGTCTACCTTGTAATAACTTTTGTCTTCTTAATTCATTTGTACCGTCAGCAACTAAACCAACTTTGAATAAGTCATTGTTTGTAACTCTGAACTCAGCTATGTCCCCAAGTGCAGTATCTTTGAAGTCTACCCAATCTCTATACTTGTCTATCATTAATTCTGATATTGCAACAGTTATAGTTTCAGATAATATTCTGTAAACCTCATATTTGTTTTGTTGGAATTTGTAAACATCCCATCCATTTTCCATTCCACATGCATCTAATATTGCTTCTCTTATTACATCTGAACCTTCTGTCATAGAATATTTTTCTACTTTACCTTTAGCTATATCTAAAGATAACTTTTGAAGGTCAGTTAAATTTCTTAACTTAGCCATTAAGTTTCTCCCCCTTAAATGAATTATATAAACTCTATTACTAGAGATGGTTGTCCACCAAAGTTTTCTTTATCTAAAACTCTTGCTATTTTAGTATCTCCTGAAGTACCTAATTTTCCATCTCCAACACACCCTAATTTATCTCCTATTTCAACTGAACCATTAACTATATTCTCAGCTACAGTTATTATATCTCCTCTTTCAGGTATGTAAGCTCTACCTACTTTTCCGTTAGCTAATACGAAGTCTTGCTCCATTAATCTTTCATCATATTGCATAACAACTGAAGCATGGAATACTACTGTATTATCAGGAGTTGCTTTTGCTAACTCTACCTCATATGCTTCATAATCTCCATTAGATAGTCCTTTTAACTCTAAGAAATATCCTTGCTCAAGATTTTCTATAGAGTTTTCAAATGATACTGGATATCCTTTTACTTTATCCAATCTTATTACGTTTGCCATAATAATTAATCCCCCTATTTACCATATTTTGCAAATAAATCACCATAAGGTTCTGTTTTATCTGCTCTAGTTTCTAATATTGCTATCTTAGGTTTAGCAACTTTTTCTTTTTGAGAGAACTTTTCCTTTTTAGCATGAGCTTTCATACCTTCTAAAGCAAATAGTTCTTTCTTAAATGCTTCTAAAGTTATTTCTCCCTTATAAGCTTTTTCTTTTACCTCAGATATTTCTTCCTCAGCAAAGTCAAATTCTGCACAAATTTCATCTACATTAACTTGAAGATTTTGAGCTTCTATCTCTGCTTTAAATTCCTTTAACATAGCTAATTCTTCATTTAACTTGTTAAATTTTTCAACTAAGGCATCACATACTTCAACTACTGTTTGTGGAACTTCTTCAAAGAAAACTGAAAAACATTCTAAAGAAAACTTTTCTTCTTCATCTGCTATGTTACAAGTGCAGTCTTCTTCATTTATTGCTCCACACTCTTCACAAGCTTTTACTACTTCATCTTCATACTTTTTCTTTTCTTTATTACAAGCAAATTCATCTGATTGTTCAACATCTGTTTCAGGATTAACATCAACATCTGTTTCTACTACTTCTTCTTCATTAGAACTATCAGCAACATTGCTTTCAGGTTTATCTTCTGTTATTTCTTCAGGTTTATTTTCCAATTCTTCTATAACAGTATCATCAACCTTTTTCTTTTCCTCAAACTCAACCGTATTGTTTTCCATAGTGAAGTCCTCCTTTCCATGATTTATTTTCTGAATTTCCTCATTTATATTTTTAATTGTTTGCTTGGCACTAGAATCAAAAGAAAACTTCTTAATATTACAAGTACCATTCATTCCTTGAGGAACATGGTCTCCTAATATTGTAACTGCTTGGTATTGGTATTTATTTATATGATATATCTTGTTTACAAAGTTACCTTCTTCAACAGATATTTCCATTGAAACACCTTTACTATCGCATTCTTCTATTAAATCAGCTCCACCGTTACTATAAGATTTAAATATATAACCTGTACAGCAAACATGATTAACTCCATCTATCATTTCATAGTGGTAATCATTACTTTCAGGAATGATACCTATTATCTGTTCCTCATAAAATTCTTTTAACTCATAGCCTTCTTTTCCTTCTATAAGTTTTACAGACATATTATGTTCATCAAAATCTAAGGCTTCACCTTCATCTGATCTAAGTATATACCCAAGTATAGGAACATTCTTTAAACTCTCTTTTGCAAATTCTATTGATTGCATAGAAAAGGCACTACCATTACGGTTTTCACCTTCATGCATAACAACTATCTTAACTTTCATTAAGTTACTGTTATTTTGAGATTCAGAAAAATTTAATGTGCAGGGAACATTATTTATCTTCATATACTACCCCCTGTTAAAAAATACTTTATTTGTGAATAAGAATTTCTTCTTATTATTTTCATTAAAAAATACCTTATCAGGTTTATTTTCAAATACATATGTAATTTTCCCACTTATAGGCATTTCACATATTTGTTTCATACCTTGTTTTAGCAACTCATCTCTATCTTCCTCTGAAAAAGCATATATAAAGTTAGTCATTTTACATCACTCCTTTATTGATTTTCAGGTGTTTTTGCAACACTTCCTGTATTGTCAGTATCTTCTTTTGAAGGTCTTCCATTATTTTCACTAGAAGTACTGCTAATTGTATGAGATGTTTGCTGTGGTATTAGAATTTTATCTATTCCAAGTGCCTGTTCACCTTTTAAGACATTGTAGCCTTGTAGTGGACTAAAGCCTTGTACTGCTAAATATTCTAATCTTGAACCACCATACTGTAAATTCTCTCTACTTCTTTTGATATATTCATCTCTTGAGAAGTAAGTTGAATTAAACAGTTTAACCCTCCAAGAACTTGTTTTCTTATTTTGAGCTATTTCATAGTTTAGGAAGTTTTCAAACATTGATAATATGTTATTTATAAACATTTCATCAACCTTTACTCCCATTGCAATAGCCTCATTTGTAGACTTTGCACCATTAAATATTTCAGAATTGACACCTGCATCATTAAGTAAACTTTCTAATGCATCATTTCTCTGATTTATAGCTTCTGCACCAGTTCTAGATAAGGTTACAGATTGTAAATCAAGTGGGTTAGTTGTTATTGCTATGCCATCAGGCAAGTTTCTTTTGGTACTTTTGTGATACTCCTCTACCAATTCATAGTCGATTAATAGCTCCCCATCTGCATCAATAGGTACTTTTTGATGTATTATTTTTAAATTGTTTGCATTAGCACTGTTGAATTGAAGTTGTTTCATTTCATCTAAGTGCATTAATCCATCAAAAAGATATGAAAATGGTGGAAATCCTTTAGGTAAAAATTGTGATATGGCATTAAAAGCCACAGCATTTTCCTGTAATTCATACCAACCATTATCTATTAATTCTTCTGCTTTTATACCACCAGTTTGATATTTATCAGAAAGTTTCTGTAATTCTTCAGGCATTGTTTCATAAATAGACTTAGTATTAAGTTTTCTTATATCTATAGCATATTTACATACATTGTCTTCTACAGAGGAAATCCTGCATAAATCTGTTGGCATTTGCTTATAGACTACAGATTGGCTATCTTCTATTTTATAAAGGTATAGTTCTCCATCTTGAAGTAGACGGTCTATCATCCAACCTAGATTATATTTTGGATTTAATCTTTCTACATACTTGGCAGTTTCTTGGTAGGACTTCATTAACTTTTCTCCTGATGTTGATTTTTTACTATCAACTTCTAAAGGATACAACATACAGTCAAATGTAGGCATATTAGCAAAATATTTTATTAATCTGTTATAAACTCCATTATTATACCTGATATAGGCAGACACTTCTTGCAGTGAATTACTATTTTTAAAAGGAGATTCTAAATAAGATAATATATTTTGCTTAGTATACTTTTTAGGAGTTTTTACTGAAGGTGTAGAGTATGAAACACTATCTTTTGCAAAACGTTGAGCTTTGTAATTAACTTCTTTTTCAGACATCATTTCCACCTACCATAAACTTATAAATTTAGTTTTTTTCTTAGTTTTCTTTAAATCTCTTTCGAGAATTTTAGCTAAATAATTTCCATAAGATAGAGAACTGTATCTATCCTTACGGTTTCTACCTCTTTCTCTTATTCTTATAAATCCATTATAAATTTGAGAATCAAGGTTTATCAGCTCATTTATCATAGCTGTAGTTTGAGCATAAGGCTTTATCATATAAGCCTGTTCTTCAGGAGATTTCTTCAACATATTTTGTTTTTCAACTAAGAAGTCCCTTCCCTCTATCTCATTAATTAACAGCTTTATTTTTCTTTTTTGGAATGCATCTTTTAAAGACATTGCAATTTCATGGTTTGTATCAAGCTTAACTACTTTGATTGAGAATATGACTGGCAGTGCAGTTTTATCTGCTCTCTCACTCATCTTTTCATCATTAAATGCTCTAAAGCTCTCATATTCTTCATCTCTGTCTTCATCATATTGTACTTTAGTTATGGCATCATAGACACCAATTCCACTCAGCTCTTGTATCTAGGCTCTTTATCCTAGAACTCTTATTTTCATAAGAGTGTGGGACTATCTCTTCATCTTCATAAGTTAAGATGTTGGATTTCATGGGAGTTTCTTCTGTTCTAGATTACTTCTCCTAGTCTCTAAACCTTCTACATATCCCTATGTAGATTGGTAATTGATTAGCATAGATAAAAACCCTTAGCTTCCCAATTTTAACCCAATTTTCTATACACTATTTCTAATGTAAGGGGCAGTTCCCTACCCTGTGTATCGAGTGCAATATAATCAGCTTGAAAATCGTAAAATAATTGCTTAAGTCTTAGTGCCTGTTTATCTGACTTCCCACCTTCATGAGATTCTATATAAACAACATGTCTTATATATTCCTCATGTTGTGGGATTAATCGTATCAACGTAAAAATGGAAGCATCATTTGCTGATCCTCCCATAACTGATATATCGGCACTTATTATTCTTTTCTCTCCACCCACTTTAGGTAGATAGTATTTTTTCTTTGTTTTATCTTTCTCTTGAAGATACTCTATTGGAGTTGGTGGATTCCATGCTTTTTTCATAGTCCTGCAAGGATTTATCTCTGCGGACTTAAAGAAAGCATTCATACTCTCACCATACCAAATGGATTCCATTTCCATTAACCAAGTTATCTCATTCATATCCTCTTCATTTCTTATGGCTTCAACCCTAGACTGAGTAAGCAATCCATGTTTAACTGCTAATTGATATGGAAAAGCACAACAAAAATAATCTTTACCTCTACACATATCATTTTTAAATGAAACGAATTTATCATATGAATGATGTTCTTTATCACATTGTTATCCTAAAGGCTTTTTATCCTCTAGTTCTTATGGTTTCCCATAAGGTCGGCATATATTTTTCGTCTCTTTGTCATTTATGGCAACGATTGGACTCTCTTGGTGGTTTTATATTCTATGCTTTTATATAAAAGTATAGTTTCAACCACTATGCTCTACACTTCTAAAAAGATTTTACCTTTTTAGTTAGCTCGGTATTAGCATATTTTATATAAATTTGAACTATATAAAACTTAGCTTCTCTTATTTTAATGATATGCAGATATCATTAAAACTATGCATAACTGCACCGATTTAGCCCAATTACAGTATCAAGCACCCATAATTTACTTGATACTAGGCAATTTTTAACTACCATGCACTTGTTAAGTATAACTCCTTATTCTCCTCAAGAGGATAATCTTTATATTGTGGTTTATCGTAAAACTTAGGTCTACGAACAACAGTTAAAAATGGTCTTAATCAATTATGTTATCCTAAAGGCTTTTTATCCTCTAGTTCTTATGGTTTCCCATAAGTTCGGCATATATTATAAACTTTATTATATCCATACAGTTTAAGGAGACTCTTGCAGGAATTATATTCTACTACTGTAGTTTCATCCTGTATGCTCTACAATGTCATGGAACTTTTACTTTCCATGATTATCTCGGTATTACCATATCCCATTAGGACTTAGGCTCTCTTACCAACTTATTTTATTTATTCAGTTATGACCGATTTTCCCCTCTTTTCAACCACATCTCCTATGGATGTTGATGTGGTGCGACATCTTTGCATTACTTTTTGAGCTTTTTCATACTTTCTATCAAGATATATTGTTGAATTATTATATAAATAATTTAAAATTTTATGTGAATCTATTTTTGATGCATAAGTTATCTTATAAGTGTTACTTGATTTATCATATATTAATTTTTTATTTTTGCTTTGTAAATCAAGTTTCTCAAATTCTTTTCTAAAATCTAATAGAATATTTTTTTTGAGAGATACAACACCTATACCAACCCTATCAAAACCATTGTACTCTCCATTTATAATCCACCCATCACCATCAACAAAACCTCTTATAAAATGTCGTTTTAAATCTTGTGGTATATTCAATGGTATGGAAAGTTCACTATATGTTTTTCTAGGTATGCAACCTAATGAAATTAAATCTTCTGCAAGTTCAGTGCAATTTATAGTCAAGGTAACTGCATTATCTTTCCTTCTCTTTGAAATAGGAGCATTTGATTTTAAAGATTTTTTTAGTTTTTTCAAATGATTTATATCTCTTTCATTTAAACCAACACATAACTGGCTTTTTCCTTTAAATTTCCTTACACAACCATCTGCATATAAAAAACCTAACCAATAGGCTTTTTCCTCTGTATCTATAAACTTAAAAAATTTTTTATCAATAGTGTACCTATCTTTTAAGAGTCCCATATCAAAGGCTTTGTTTCTTACCATTGACACTTTGCAATTTAATATTTTAGATATTTCAGTGGCTGTCATATTCTTATAGTTACTCTTCAAAAACTCTGAATGTGAATCAGACCAACTTAAATCTAATTTAACTAAACCTAGCAAACTACACTTTGTTCTTATAGCTGTATATCCTCTTCCAAGTTCATTTGCCATCTCTTGCTGTGTCATATTCATATAATTATTTTTTAAAAATTCTATTTCATCATCTGTCCATTTTTTAGACGATTGTCTACATAGTCCATTTCTTTTTCCAAAAGTTTTTACAGATGATTCGCTTCTTCCAATACATCTAGCAATCTCTTTTTTAGTCATCTTATTGTAATTCTCTATTACAAATTGTTTTTCACTTTCTGAGTATTTATCTTCCATGATAACACCTCCATAAAATAATGTTATCACACTACACTCAAAAACTCAAATATGCATTTTTATCGAGTTAAGCACATGTTGACTTATAAGTCTACACTCATCTAAAATCAAAATATTGCAACGATACATTTGTATTAACCTGTAGCTCTTTATCTACAGCTCTCATAATTTCTTATGAGTTTGGAGTATATTTTCACCTTCAACTTAATGGTCAGGTGGAGGACACTCGTGGATAGATTATATTCTACATTTGCAGTTTCACTATCTACTCTCTACGGTGTCAAGGATGCTTTAATTTCCCTGATTACCTCGGTGTTACCATATTACTTCTAACTTAGGCTTTCTCCGATTTTATACTCTGATAATTTTAAATATTTCTATTTAAGACGGCTATCTTTAATAACCTCTTGCACTATCTGAAGATGCAACTGCTTCTATTGTTGAACCATTTTTAAATTTTACTAAGGCATCATTTGCCCCAACTTTTACATAGGCTATCTCCCTTCTTAAATTTGGAGACATACCCATCAACTCTTTTTCTATCTTCTGTGATATTAATAACCTAGCCTGAGATTTAGTTCCACTCGCTACTATAATCTTTGTGTTAGGATACAGAATACATCTACAACAACAAAATATAGATGTTAAGTAGGATTTTCCCAAGCCCCTACTCGCAGAAAAATAGAAAAAATTGTTAATATTCATCATATATAGTAGAATCATCTGAAACCCAAATAGTGGTAATTGCAGATAATCTACCGCAAATCTGTGGATATGCTCTCTATAAAAACCACACCACAGCTTTACTCCATCATTAAAATTAACTCTGTCCTGTTGAAGACCTCTTTTACGTTTCCTAGTTTTCGTCTTCATAAACTTCTTCTTCCTTTGTAGTGTTCTCCATATCTAAATCAAATATTCTAGCGAAAGGTTTTACAAACCATTCATTGATATACTTTCGGAAACCATCTACATCTTTAAATTCATCCAATGGCTCAGGTATTGGCTCTTCATCTTCTATCTTCTTGATAAATAAACCAAAACTTGCTTCATCATCAGACACAGTATTTTCTTGGACAGGTTTTATATTTCCATCCCCCATTAACTTAGATAAAGTAGACATCATTTTTTCATACATTTGTAAGTTTCCTGACCTTCTACTTTTTTCTGCTTCTAATTGAGTTCTAGAAATATTTTCATATAACATACGTTGAACAGGATTTCTATGGTCATATACTGCTACTAGCTCTTGGTATTTTTCTTCCAAATAAGCATAATCATCTTTTGGAAGACCTCTACCCCATCTTCTCACCATTTCAGAAGTAACCATAAAATCATCTTCAACTTCAACATTATTTTCTTCTTCGCTTGAACTTACATCTGAATAGATTGATCCATCTTCTAAAGACATAAATTCACTATCTAAACTTGTTTTGCCCTTGAATTGTGGCATAGAATTAACCTTTTGAAAATATACTCTAACTAAACTTGTATTAGTCTTCTTAGCTTGAGCCATTAAAACATCAACCAAGGAAGAGCTAAAGTATCCATCAAATAATAATGTAATTCTATATAAAGCCTTTACTTCATCACCATAAAAATCAACATATCTTTCATATATATCAATTACACAATCCTTACATATGTTCATTCTCTTATCATTAGATGCACACATAGGAGAGTATGATATATAGTAACCTGTAACTGTGCTTTTTAAATTTCCACAACAAGAACATTTTTGATTTTTAGCCATAAAATCACCTCTTTTAAAAATAAGGGTAGTTACCTACCCTTAAAAAGAGTGAGAGATTGAAGGGGTAAACCCCCTTATAAAACTCTAGTTAAATAAAACTAGAGCTATAAAGAAGGTCTACTCTGTAGGAAGTTCATTGTCATGAGATATTTTTATACTTAATCCTTCTATACCTTCAAGACTTTTTAAAACCTCTAAAAAGTTATATGTCTTTTCTTCTTCTTTTGTTCTCTCTATTACAACAACATCATTTTCTTCAAAGTATAATTCACATTTTGAAAATGATATCGAAAATGATTTCTTAGCCATATCCTTTTCCTCCAAAAAAAATAAACACCTGAAAAGGTGTTTATCAATATTAGCAAAAAAATTTTAAAAAGGATTAGTGAATAATATATAAAATATTATCCTTACTAATATTATAGCCTTTTTATATATTTTTATGCAACAATAAAATTATTTATTAACAAACTTTTTTAACTTCTTTTTTGAAGTTTTCACTTAAAGATACTTTAGCAACTACAGTATCAGGTATTTCAACTTTCTTATTAGAGTTGACTGCATTTATAGTTCTACCTTTTTGAACTTTAGTTTCAAACTTTAAGAAATCTCTTATAACTAATTGATCTCCTGCTTTTAATAAATCTATTATAACTTCTCTAGCTAAATCAAAACATACTTTAACATCATCTTGAGCTAAAGGTCTTTCTGTTTCTTTTGATTGTGCTGATATTTCTTTTACAAAATCTATGTATTTCATATTCTCTCTCATCCTTTTATCTATATATTTTATTTGAGCATATTCATTTGCCCTACATATATATATTGGAAGTGAAGAATTAAAAATGTAACATAGTTTTTTAAAATTTATTTTTTGCCTTTTAATATATCTATAACTGAAAGAGTGATTTTTTTCAACCTTCTATGAACTGTCATCCTACTAAGATTTTTTTTCTTGGATATATCCTCTTTAGACACACCCTTTCTTAAAAGCAATATAATTCCTAAATCAGTAGTATCAATTAAACCTAATTCACTGGCTTTTTTTATGGCATTGTCCACATCATATAAAAGTATAGCCATATCATTTTGCAAATCATTTTTTGAGCCTTGAAATCCAATTAGACCTAATATATGTTTTTCATTTGAGTAATCAATCATATTTAGAATATCTACTGTTGCAGGACATTTATCAGGTTTTATGCACACATAATTATGATAAGATGTTTTTACAGATTTCATATATTCATTTATATCTCCAATATTATTAACTACTTTTTTAACTGAATTACCTCTTATCCTACATCCATCTTGCTCATTTCTTAAAGCTGATTTATTTTCTTCAGCATCAGATAAAAGCTTAATCTTATCTAACATATTTTTCTTACCTTTATTCCATTGGAACTCTGTCATGCAAACACTCGGAGCTATATTAGTTATTTCACTCTTATCTAAATAAACTTTTTTATATTTACCATCTAAATAAACTTTTTTATATTGATGAGTTCTCCAATGCTCTAAATAATCTTCATAAGTTCCTCTGTATATAAGAGGCAATTTATAATCAGATTTATTTATAGTCATTTTAGGAGCTAATCTATAATTCTCAACTTTTTTTAATATTACAAACTCATCTCCATTAACTCTTTCTAAAGGCTCAAGTTTGTTTTTTTCTGCATGTAGTCTTTTCTTAAAGTCTTCCTCACTATATATTTTTATCTTTTCTTTGCTTTCTTTTTTGTCTTTTGCAAGTATATAATCTGCTAACTTTGTAAGTTCATTAGCTATATTACTTTCACTGTATTGAGCATCCGTTGAATTTAAAAGTAATTTAACACTACTTGTATTTACATTACTGTAGTTCCAATAACCTTTTTCTTGTAATTCATCTTCATACTCTATTTCATCAAATGCTGTATGTATATCTAGATACTTATTAATATTTACATTATTTTTACTAGACCAAGATATAAACTCAGAGCAATTCATATATCTCTGTTCTTCTTCAACCCAGTAAATTCCATCCTTATCTAAAATAACATCAAAAGTTTGGTCAAATAATTCTACAAAGAAATCATGAGCAAACTCAACATCTCCAACCCTTGAAATTTCTAATCTGTTGTTTAGAAATTCTATTCTATCCTCAACTGTTTCAAGTTTATAATCTAAGTCAACAGTAAAATCCCTTATTGTTTTTCCACTTTTTTTTCCATAAAAATTATTATTCGGTATCACTTTACTTCCCCCTGAGATACCCTACCCACAATTATTATACCATAATTTTCAAAAGTTAAAAATATATTAAACTATTTTAAAATATCAAAGGTTGAAAGCCCCATCCAAAACTGTATACAGTCTTATACTCTGCCAATCTCTTTGACAGCTTTATGTTCAACTCCGATCAAATCTAAGATTTTTTTATCTAACATACTCTAAAAAACTTAGTGCAACCTATTTACCCATTTTTTAATTAACAATTTTCAGTAATTATTATTGATAATTGTTAATTATTATTGATAATTGTTAATTTTTAATAATTATCAATAATTCTAACCCTTGATTCATTTCTTAAATTTATTAAAAATTGTTAAAAATTATTAAATATCAATAATTTTTAATAAAAATCAATAATAATTATTGATTTTTATTGTTTTTTAACAATTTTTACAGTCTTTTTAATGAAAACTTGAAGATTTCCTTGCAAAAAAAACAAATTTATTATAGTGTTATAATAACGTATAAATATTTAATAGAGGGGGAATATATGAAATTTAAAAAACCAAGTATTATTTTTTTAAATACTTTACTTGTATTTACTATGGTTTATTCATTTAATCAGGCATATACTATAAATAAACTAAATGAAAAAACAAATATTCTAACAAAAGAAAATAAAGAAATAAAAGACTCAAGCAAAGAATTGAAAAAAACCATTGACAGAATGAATAAAAATATCGTATCATTAGAGCATGAGCTAGAAAAAAAAGGAAGTTTTAATTCCTTCGTCTATTTCAATCCAAATAATATAACTGAGCTAAGTGGAGTTACATATGAACAACTTTCTTATGCATTAAAAGATACAAAGCTATCTACATGTATTGACTCCTTTCTAACTGTTGAGAAACACTATAACATAAATTCATTAGTTATGATCGGCATTGTAGCTAATGAAAGTGCTTGGTTGACATCAAACAGAACTTTAAAACAAAACAATGTTACTGGGTATGCTGTCTATTCAGATAATTCAAAAGGTGCTTCTTTTTCATCAATAGATGAAAGTATTTTGAAGACAGCAGAACTATTATGCAAAGATTATATTGATCCACAAGGCAGGTTTTATAAAGGTTTATCTATTTCTAACGTAAATGAGATGTATAGCTCTGACTCTGAGTGGGACAATACTGTTGAAAGTATTGCCACCCAAATCAAAGATAGAATTAATAATGTGGTTGAGGTTATTAATGAATAAAATTCAATCTTTTTAATTCTTCTGTAATTATATCATTTTTTTCTTAAACTTAAAAACTAGGTCAGATGTCAGACCTAGTTTTTTTTTACATTTTAAGTAGAAGTCCACTATATGATGCCCCCTCACACACCATATAATGCACTTCTAAAAATTTCATATTTAATTTTATTTCCATCTTAACAGTTGCATGTTGATACCCTTAATTTTTTTATTAAACTAAATCCTTTTCTTAAATAGGACTCAACTTCTTCTAAAGTATCAAAACCTTCTTCGTCATAATAATCATTAAACTCTAACATAAAAATCCTAAACTTAGAATTTTCTTGTTTTACCAATATTTCGTAATCACTACAAATATCAGAATTATAAACCAAGTAACTTCCTACACTAAACTCAAAGTCATCTTCCACATAATAAAGGTAGGCATCCTTGTGTAAGTTTTCCTTTAATTCATCAACAGTATCATATAGCTTATCTTCAATAATAAGTTTTTCAACAAACAATCTAGTATATCTATTACCTTTTCTTACTATTTGAGATAAAACAAAATCTTCTTTAGAGTATATTTCTTCATCATTTGGCTCAGAAATATAATCTCCAATTCTTAACTCTAATTCATTTTTCATTTGCATATTTCTCCTTTTTCAAAGATATAAGTCTTCAAAATCTGTTTCACTTAAGAAAATATAACTATCCTTTGTTTCTTCTATTTCTAATTCATCAAAGGTATTTTTTAAAAATCTGTGGTAATCAATGTAATCCTGTAGCTGACATGGAATAAAATCTGCAAGATAATCCCAAGTAAATTCAGAACAGGCATCCTCTATAGTAGGGTAAGTATCCTTCAAATACTTAGTTGCATACATCTGTTTAATCCTCCTTATTGGTAAAAAAGTTTTAATTTAAAATCTAATTCCTTTAATATATCTATATATCAAATATAGGAAATACTGTAATAAGTATTTCACATCACTACACATCTATAAGGAGTGATGTGAAATTTTATTTAGTATCTATATCTGAATATACTTTAATATCTCAGGTCTTTGGATTTCTTCATTGTTTACCTCTTTACAATAGGTTTCAATAAACTTCAGTTTTACAAGCTCTTGTATTACTCTAGACTCCCTAAAATGATCCGCCCATTTAATAAACTGTTCATACTCTTGCTTATCTTCCCATGCTAGAACATCTACTACATAATTTACAGTTTTAAAAAAAATACCTTTTCTCTTTAGAAGTCTATAAGAGAACTCCTGAACACTAAATGATCCACTGTTAGATTCATAAACTCTTACTCCATTAAACAGTACAATCATCTTCATATTCTTTAGGTTGTTAAGCTTAATAAAACTTTCTCTATTTAGAACTTCTTCATCCTCTCCTTTTCCATTAATAAAAAAGACTTCTACATTATGTCTTTTCCAAGTATTAACTTCTTCATATGGTTTAATTATCATTTTGATTTTCTCCTTTGTTTTTATTTTTTATACTTTATTTATATGCGACTTTTTAATAAAGTTTCCTATTTTTTACTTTTTATGTATAATAAATTTAGTGCTTTAATTAACAGGAAACCTGTATTGCTATAAAAAACCCCTTGATAAGTTAAAATCAAGGGGTTTTTATGTTTTTTATTTATTTATTATTGCTGATATATTTTATAATTTCCTTAACTTCCTCCAAAGAAAGATTCTCTCCTTTTTCATTTTTTCTAATATCATAGTGATTTAACCCAGTTCTTTCATCCATAGCAAACCATCTAAATCCTTTAGCTCTTCTTCCTCTATGTGTCCAAACACATGCTTCTCTAATACAAGCAGGTTTACAGCCAACAACTCTACTGGCTTCACTTAAAGATTTATAAATATCAAGTATTTCTAGTGTATTACAATCTAACTTTAAAACCTTCATTTTCTATTCAATCCTCCATATTACATTTCTTTTAAAATTGATTCATAGTATTCTTTTTCCATTTTAACTATTTTTATATCATGCTCATTTTTTCTCTTATTTACAATATAATCACTAATAACTTTGTGTAATGATATTGTTAATAAAGATATTAAAAATACATTAAATGCATTTAATTTATCTGATATAAGTGAAGAAATAATCATTGAAGCTAAAACAAATCCTCCTGTAATGATTAGGCTTTTACTTGTTTTTTTATCAATATCTCTAATTCCCTCTATTAATTTTAACTTATCTTCTGTTAGTTTTAATCTAACTTCTATTTTTTCTTTATTCATTTATTACTTCTCCCTGCATTTTTTATACTTAATAAATACTTTTTTTCATTACTTAGTATATCTTTTTTTAATTTATTTGAATAGATTTGTGATAATTATTCCATTTATTTTCATAAATAAAAAGAGCAGGTAATCTGCCCTTTCATTTACACTATTATATTATGATAAACCTCTAGTATATATCTATTGGTGGACATCTATAGCCACACTAGATTATACAATTAGGTTTACTATAATTAAATAATGTAACTTTAAGGAATGAATACCTGCACCTTTTCTCTTGTTTTTCCAACAGGTTTATTACTAAACTTTGAAGCATCTAACTTATTTAAGTTATGCATAACTTCCCCAAAAACAAGATTTATTGTTCTAAGATTAAATTTAGATAGAAACTTTCTTAACCTATTAAGTTCACTATCTTTTAATCTTATTTTTCTAACTTCCTTTTTAGTTATAGTACCATTAATAAAAGGAACATTCACCCAATATCTTTCTGTTTCATAAACAGTTTTATCATAAAATTCAAATACATTTAGCTTAGTTGCATATACTGGTTTTTCAAACCCTTCTAAAAAAACTAACATTTGAAGATTTTCAATGTAGTCATTAGTTTCATCCTTTAAGAAAGTAATATTAACTTTCTTATATGTTTTTAAACATTGTAATTTACTTAGCTCTTGTATCATCTTTGATCTTCTCCTTTGTTTGTGTATTAACTATTTCTACATTACATACTATGCTCAAAGTAAAAAAACTTTCCTATTATTTTTAATATTTTTATTGTAGCTCTTATTGTTCCACTCTATTGTACCACTGGTTGTTCGACTGTCTTGTTCATCATACATTGTCCAAAATTAACCAAACCTAGTATCCCCAACACACTTAAATTGTCCAAGCACTAAAAGGGAGATACGTTTTATCCTCTCCCTTTCCAACTAACCCCTCTAAAAACAAATGCTCGTTCCTGAATTTTTTTCATATCCATTTTTGGATAAATTAGTAAATTTTTTTAATAATATGAATACTATAATTTAAAGGGGTTGATTAGATTGATTGTTATGACACAAAGAGATTATGAAATCATCCAAACTGTAGATACACTAAGATTAATGTCTGCAACTCAGATAGAAAGGTTATTTTACTCTAGTCAACAGGCTCAAGCACATAGATGTAAGAAACTTGTTGACCATAAGAAACTAAAAAGATTTAGAAAAGATAATTGGAGTCCATATCTATATTATCTAGGTAAAAAACCTAAGCAAGTTCAATCTATCTTAGCTATAAGTGAGTTTTATACAAGGTGTATTACCAGTGACTTAAATGTAACTTATATAGAAAGAGAAAAGAGGTTTGTCCTTGAAGAAGGTAAATTTACACTAATACCTGATGCAATTATAACAATAGAAAAAGATGGAGTTGAATATGAGTTTTTTATTGAAGTAGACAATACAAAGGAACTTACTACAGCAAAATATTATAGAGCCTTTAAAGAGTATGGGTTTCTTCCTCCTCCTATAATTAGCATTAGTAATAGAAGAAGAAGAGATATATTTAAAGAGCTTGAAGTCATTAAATTAAAATTCACACTAGAAGACTTTGATAAAGTATTCTTAAACTACTTCTAGTTGTTGCTCCTTTCCTAATGATGTATAATACCATATATAGGAAAGGAGAGTTTACATATGATATTTAAAAGCTTTGAAGAAGAACAAAAAGAAATGCAATTGAATATGTATAAATATATCTTAGAAGGAAAACAAAAATCTTTCCCTAGTGGATACTGGGAGAAAAGTGGGGAAGGGGATGAACTTCAATTTAAAAGATTTTTACTTTACTATATACATGAAGTTTTAGAATATCCCAAAGATGAAATACCTTATAAAATAATATCAAAAAAACTTATCATGGAAGCGAAGCTTGTAACACCTTATTCTATTTTATTTAAAAATAGGCTTGAAGTTATGTTTAAAAAAATCTTCCCTGAAGTACATCCATATAAAATGCCAATAATCTGTAATGAGCTTTGGTTTGGAAAAGGACTATGGGAAGGAGAAATACCTTTGGAAGAAGCTTTCCCTAAGTGGTATATAGAAGAACATCTTGGTCTAAATGAAGATAATGTTGTTGGTCTAATTAGAATAGTTGACTCACAAGAAGATGATTTAGTATATAGAAAAATTATAAGAAGTAGGTATAGAAGCTTGGCAAGTTTCATACATAGATGCTATCCTAACAAAGATATTGAAAAAATAAAAACAGGAATAAAGGGTAGATCAACTTCAAGAGTAGCTTTATTGAAAAGAAAAAAAATAAATCCAACAATAGATTTAACAGAAAAAATTAATATATTTAAATCAGATGATAACTGTTACTTCACCAATACTGGTTGTAATATTCATGTATATAATGAAGATGGAATAAATAAATTAAGAATATTAAACTATGACAGAAAACCAACTGATAGGGAGATAGATTATATTAAATGCAATCTTCTAGGTGAATCAAGTAAAACTTACTGCTTAAGCACAGATGAATATTCAAATGATATTATTCTAATAGATAGTGCAAGTGAAGTAAATTTAACATCAATAGATTGTTATGATACATTTGAAATATAAACAAAAAGCCAATTATAGTCAAACTGATATAAAAACTATAATTGGCTTTTTGTTATCTACTATTTACTTAAACATAAAAAATGGAATATTGGATATTTATTAAATAAATTAATCTTCTAAAAAGAAGAACATTCTTTATGGATAGTTTACTACACAAATAATTGAAAGTAAATAGTATATTTTAAATTTTTAGGTGCTTTTATAATTTTAACATTGTATAATATAATAATACTTTTACATTTATTTATATATATATTACAATGTCATTTTTATAAAAGCACCTAAAATATAAAAACATTTGTTGTCTTCTCTAAATATTTACTATATAATTTTAAGTGTTGAAAAACAACAGTACCCCTTGTAACTTTAATTATGACCAATGTTAAAGTTATATTATATTTTCTTTTAAATATATCTCTTTAATATAATACTAAAATCGCTATAATACAAAATAGAAGCTCAATGGCTTCTATTTTTCATATCTATGTATATATTTTTTATATAATTGTAACCATTCAGCAACATACTTCTTTTCATATTGTAACTGTCTTACTTCTGTTTCACTTAGCATAACTATTATATTATTATCACCAAAACCTTTTGTCATTTGACTTTTAGCTTTAGATTGTCTAAGTTCAGCTTTCTTTAATCTATATTGATATATATCATCTTTAATTAAGCTTATATCAAAACAATCACAAAACTCTGAATGTAACTTCATTTTATTTTCTTCTGAATTATCTTTTAGTGCAACCATATATGCTGTATAAGTACTTTTATATCCTAGTGATTTGGACATTTCTTTTTTTAGCTCCCTGTCATATTCCTTTAGTAAAGTAGTATTTCTTTTAATACCTTCTTTGGGATTTCCATATACAATATCATTACGGTCTTTTATTCCATATCTTTTGTTAAATTTATTTTCAAATTCCAATAGTGCAGATAACTCATTATCATCTTTAATACTTCTATGAACTTCTAGCACATCACCATTTTCATCTACCCCATTTTCAACAACCATACGGACTTTGTACCAAACTATATGTTTAGATTTTCTAAGTTTTTCTAATGCTTGTACAAAATTATAGTGTAAAGATTGACCTTCTACATTAAAGAAATCTTTCTCCATACCACCTAAAGTTTTTGAATCCTTTAAAAATTTCTCATGTTGTTTTCTAAATCCCTTTTGAACTAAACTTGTGTACACTAGCCAATTGTCAAAAGTTCCAGTGTGTGATCCATTATCTTTATTGATTAAAAGTTGTATAATAGGTGCTTTAAATAAATCACTCATAGTCCTATATTCCTTTCTACCTTTATTTTCTCTAGTTTTCCTTTTGTTTATATCTACATTAGCATTAGTTACATTTGATATAATATATTTTGCACCTTTGCCACTTCCAATTTTTTCAACATTACAAACCCTGCTTAACTTTGAAAAAAATGTTCTTCCCTTATTTCTTTTAAATGTTTCATAGCTATAATCTAGCATTGAACATAGTTCTTTAGATGTAAAAATACCTTCAACTAGCTGATTTTCAAATTCTTTTCTCCCCATCTTATACTGTTCCTCTATGCTGTGTAATTGGTAAAAGAAACTCTCCTCCTTCCCTGTATAGTATGTATAGTATAGCATATAGAAGTATTTCCAAGCAAATAATTAAAAAAATCATTTACATCCATTTATTTCTATTGTATAATATAAATTGTTACGAATATTCTTTAGTATTCAAATTGAATAATTTTATTTTGTCTCTTTTTAATCATAAAATTTAAATAAAATAACACTCTATTTTCCCAATGAGTGTTATTTTATTTAAAGATGCTTCTAGATGTTATTACATAATAGTTTCACAATGCTATTGTTATGAAAGTTTATTACAAGGTTTATGCTTATTTTTTACTTATTTTTTTAGGGATGTGTGATCTAATTTTACACATCTTTTTTTATATTCGATTTACATACAAACCTATTACTGTATATTAACTTAGGTTCAATAATAAAATATAGTCCCCTCATTATATATATCAAATTTATATTTCAGTATCCCTATGAATTTTATTAATAATTGGAGTTTGATCCGATAAAATTACTTTTAAAATAGCTAAAAATTAAAAACGAATAGAAAGTTGAAAAATATTGCCTTAATATATTCGACTGTAACAGGTCGGTATCGAAGTGTTTGATATAATTATCATTAAGATGTATAGAATTGTTTTAAGCCTGATTTAGAGCTTTATTTGGTGTGTTGGTATTATTTGTAAATATTTTTAAGCCTATATTAGTGTGGTATGGGTAAAATTCAGTATGATATAGGTATTTTATAAAGTACCCCCCTCCCTATAATATTACCCCTGAATATATTAGCTTTTAAAAATATTAGCCTTGAAAAATACCCATTCTCTGTAATTGGAATAACTATGTCAAAAAATAAAAAATATTTGTCGGAATTTCTGAAACCCAGTCCCCATCTGCATTTCCCGTTATTTCCCAAATTAAAAAAGCATAAAAAAACACTTAAAAAAGGTTATCTGATATTAATATTTACCGTTTACCAAATATAATTGCATATAACTAATTATTATGTGAAATTAATATTAAAATCTTTAAACCTATTGAAAATACTATATTTTTAATTTTTAGCTTTTAGGAGCTTTTACCCTTTTTTTATTTGGTGGACTGTTTTAGCCGTTCGCCTGATAAACAATTAATAAAAAAGTGAATGATAATACATAGAATTTTTTTTAAATGTTCGGTACTGGTAACTGAACAATAAAAAAAATAAGTTGATGATACTATTAAATATTTTTTTAAGTAGCTGATAAATTTAATAATTATACATCTATAATTTATTTTATATTTATTTTATATTTATTTATCTAATCTATTTTATTTATTATCTAATCTATAAAAGCAATAAAAAAAGGACTTTTAAGTCCTTTTATATAATCCAATACTTTTTATATAATCCTATATAGTAACTATAGTTATTATATAGATACTTATATCCAATAACTACTATATACTTTTATATATATCTTTTATATTGGTTTATATAGTTACTATATTATATAGATACTATTTTATCATTAAATTGTTATAATCATTGATATATCAATATATTTAATACTTTTTTACCTTGTATTTATAGCACCAATAAAAAACTTTAAAAAAATATTAATTAATAGGTATATTTTATTAATTATTTGCTATACTATAAATATAACTTAATATTTATCATTTAATTAATACTTACTAGCACCAATAAAAAAATCTTAAAAATTTTTAAAAAGTAGGTATATAATTAAAAAAAAGTGATATAATATAAGTATAAACAACTTAATAAAAGCACTTAAAACACTAACTAAAAAAATTTGAAAAAACTTTTAAATTTTTATTGCATATCAAATTAAACGGTGCTATTATTTAAGTATAAACAACTTAAGGAAATGACACACAGACAGTTGAGAAATAGCATTCTTCAACGGAACAATAAACCATTACAGGTGAGCCTTAGAAGGGTATTCCCATACCACAGTTGGGGGACAACTAAATATTTTTGGACTCAATAGCATTAGTTATTGTCTCCTTGACTAAATAACCGACACCATTGGGGGTGTGGGTATGTCGAACCCTGTGGGGATTTCGGCTAAAATCTAGGTAATTGTAGGGGATTGGCTCTTTCTGTTGCTCTTTGCAAGACTTGAACTACTTGCACTGTATAGCCTGTTTTATCATGTGTACTAATTTATTATTCCTTCTATGCTCTTGTATCGCATAGGTTTAAAGGCTCTGTTATCTTGGTCGGTTTGAATGATTTGCTCTAGTTAATCCTATCTGTACTCTTGGTGATACACTGTATCACACTGCGACCTAGTGCATAATTTATCCTATCGTATTTTTCCGACAAATTTACCAAAGCAATAATTGAATTTGTCGGAAATCACCAAATTTTATTCCTTTTAATCCTTTAAAAGGTATGGATAATATCAAAATACTTGGTATTGTCTATCCTTCAAAGTACATAAAGGTTAATATATTTGTGTACTTTGAAGGGTATAAAGTTAGATGCTATAAATGTTGTCTAATACATACCTAAAAAATAAATTTTAAAAAAGGATTAGGTGATTAATTATGAGTAGAAAATA